CTCGTACCAGCGCCCAGAAGACTAGACTTTCCACAGGGAAAGTCAGTGCATTGCCCATGGGGGCAAACATTCTGAGCTCCAACAGTCGACCATCTAACAACTTAACATGACTTGCTCTCGAACAACCCAATATCTTAGCGACATGCCCAAAAAGGTATGTTACTAGTGCTAAAGGGATTCGATCGCTTGCCTCCTTAAGATCAACAGTTACATATTGCTGATCAGAGGAACTAGATAGTGCGAGACGACCATTAACCGTTTGATCTGAGAAATTTATTCTCCCAGATGTAAGCGGGTGGCGATCGATTGCACGTTCTAGAATGTGACGTTGTCCCTGCTGTACCCAAACAGACTCCTTCGGGTGAACGCAAATTAAGCGTGGCCCTCGGGAGTCCTTGGGGACGGCAACCATCTTGCTGACGATTAAATCGTCAGCCGGTGGTGTCTGAGACACAAGATCTTCATAGCCCACATTGTGGACCATGTTGAAGTGTGTATCATAGGGGTAATACTCGTTAATTCGAGTAACGATGGTGAACCTACCCTTGTTTGATGGCGAATGGGGCGGAAATACCGCACCAGGACCATGATTAGGGATCAGTTCAGAAAAGTCGGACCGTGATATCACGAGTCCAACGAGTCGACGAGCTTCTCTAAACGTCGGAGCAGGGACGGGATTTTTGTTAAAAATCTCTTCCCAAACTTCAACGCCCTGATTAGCTTCGCAGAAGGCTTTTTGTGCCTCCTGTAGTTGTGTTTCATTTGGTACGAACTCGGCTTTGTAACCGAAAACAAGCAATGTACGCAGGACACGGAGGTTACCGTCACTATTATTATTTATAGTGAAAGCATTCCAAAGTGGTAACAACCACTCTGGAAAGTCAGGGATTTGATCCCGGTTACCCTCTATGAACTGGAGTACTTGTTTGTCTAATCTAGGTCCTTCTACAAGGACCCAATCCATGTCGAATGTTTCAGGGAGATCCAAGTGGACCCCCGTCAACTTCTCGATGTCGATTAGCAGGCGATAGTATACTTTAACTAGTGTACTCATATGGATATCCAGTTGCCAGCTCGGTTTAGGAGGACTTATGCTTTACAGCAATAAGGTCACCCAAGGAAGCTACATACCAGACTCCACGCGGAATCACAACGTCGCCGATAGATGGAAAACTCGTTACTAATGAGTTACCAATCGATCGAGAAACAGTGAGATTCTGGCAGAACATTATATCTCCATGATCCTTCCAC